CAACTAATTTCGGTATTAAGCGCTACACTATAATGCTTCCCCCCCATATTTCTCGGGCGAAAAGGTTTCTGTACTTTGCGCAACATTATAATGTTCCCCCCATATTTCTCGGGCCAACTAGTTTTTGTAGTTTGCGCAACATTACAATGTTCCCCCCAAATTTTCTCAGCGCATAGAAAAACCGCTCAGGAGAAAGGTGCAACTTAAATCCTGAGCGGCAGAGAACCCATCCCGAAGAAGGGGTTATTCGTTATATGTTTTATCGTCTCTCACCTGTCCGCAATCCAGACATTTCGTCCGTCGCCACGTGACCGATGTGTATATAGTACCGTCAGCAAGCTGACCGAGCAAGTCTAGCGTTCGTTTGTCTACATACTTACTGCGATTGGTCGATCCGCACTTCTTACATTTACTTGGCTGTACGACTACCGTTTCTATCGTCGCAGTCCGTGAACCTTTCGGTCGCCCTCTCTTCTTCGCTACTTTCTTCTTAGCCATCTCCCCAAATCCTTTCTAAAGGTAACTGACGCGTTGTCGTCGTGATCTCTTCCGGTTTTCTAGCTGCCTAGCTAAATCCTCAGCCGAGCGATTATTAATTCCTGCTAACGAACATCCCGTTACGCTAGCCGCAACTGCCGACCCTGAGATGCAGTCAAGCAGGTGGTTATCTGGTCTGTTCGGCAGGAGCTTCCATTCATCTACCTCCCTGCCTCGCCCGGACGTTTTAATCCGAAACTCTGCGTGCATTTGATCGCCTATCATCCGGTGAGTTGTCGGTTTTGCTTTGTACAAACTCAAACAACCCGGATCACCTAATGCTTGAGCGAATCGAGCATGGACGAATGTCTTCCAGAAGTTCGAGTCAAACAACACGTGCCTGACAAATCTCTTCCCTTTAACGGTAGGCATACGCCAATTAAAGCCAGTGCGTTCACCTTTACGTTTAGCGTAATCACTGAAGGGCTTACTAGAGGCTCCCACATACCGGCCATGAGCAGGAAGCACCTTCCCCCGGTGAGAAGTGTTCCGACAGAACTGATGTACGATGTCGGTAGAGGTTCCCCAGTTCGCGTCGATTAACGTCAGGTCGCACGCGAGCTCCGCACCATCGTCCCTGACATAGCGTTTTGACATGATGTCCTCGGTAAGCTCTTGAAGCCCTGCGTAGATTGCTCCTTCGAGACCCGCTCCGGGCTTTGCCAACTGTAATGTTTTAGAAATATCACGCAGCGTAAAATACTTACGTTTTTGATCTGGGTAAGCCCCATAGTCCAAAATGTATCCGGTGAAGCCTGTCGTCCACGCCGTCGTCACGTAGTACAAACACTTCTGCTGAATGTCTACAAAAGTAGTGATCTTTTCACACTCAGTCGGAACCTCGAGCTTTTTGTAACCGTTGATCTTTTTAGCGATTTCATCTGCGGTAAGCAGGTCGGAGGTTTCTTCGTCAATTAGAGGAAGGTTTTGGTATTCAGAAAAGAAGCTTGCTTCGTCACGAATCTTTAGGTTGTATGCGTGTTGAAGGGCCGACAGTTCATCCTCATTGAACCGTTGATCCCACGCAACGACTGAGCCAGCATCCATCTCTTTACGGTTCTTCTTATAAAACTTCGTAGCCTGACTTCCGTCTCCATCGGCTCTAAATTCTTCCTGCCGGAGTTCTGCATACTTATTCCAGAGAGCTTGGTTGGTCGGCCACTTGTACACCATCTGAGTTGTCTCACCTTGCCACTCCGGGTGTTTCTCGCGATCAAGAATGCTGGCAGCCATGTCGTTAGGCCGGATGATCGTACAGGGCATGAATCCTGACATCTTCTTCCCGGGCCCGGCGAGCCCAAGGATTGCTGAGGCTAATATGTTCTCCCGATTTTGTGACTGACTGGGACTGCGTGCCGATTCATCAGTTTGAGGGTCATCTACGATCACAAAGTCGGGTCGTACAGCCTCTCCTGTTGGCAGCTTACTCTTAAGACCACGTATTCGACCGGTTATACCCAGAGCAAGACAAATTGCTCCACTGCTCTTAGACTTAGGAACCGTTGGCAGCACGATTTTCTTCGCGGTCCAAGTGATGTACGTTCTCTTGCCGTTGCATAGCTGGCCTGCTGTACGGTTGACAATCCCATCTAGCTTTTCAATGGGATAGCAGACCTCGGGAAAGTCAGCAGCGAGAAGTTCGTTCATCTCAACTTCCGCTTTCACGCTGTCAAGCATCATTGCCCCAGCGTCCTCCGAAGCCCCTATAAGAACCACTGACTTCCGGTGACCATAGAGTATGGCCCAAAGCGCCGCCGTCTCACACAACGAGGTCTTACCCGACCCTCGAGGCATCGCCAGCGCGAACAGGCCCCCTCGCAAGCAAGCATGCTCGATCTTCTCAATGACTTTTAGATGGTCTGGGCTCCAACCTAGGTGGAAGGTTCCAGAGAAGTAGGTTTCGCAAAACTTTTGAAAGTTTAATGCACACGCACTCTTCCTACGCCCGGATCGCACCTTTGGAATGGGTGATATATCTCTACCCGACTGACTTTGCGCAGCCGTGCGAGCTCGCATAGTCTCTCTATGAGCTTCATAAGCCGTACTGATAGCTTCCCCTTTCAGCTAGTGACAGTAATTTTGCTCGGATTAGTAAATGTGTTATCCGAATGACTGGCCCACCAATAGTACACGCCAGGATTTAGATTAATGGTTGGAGTAACGCCAGCGACATTTGTTATGACAGGTCCTGCGACAGTGTTTTGCCCCGCCAGATCGCTTGTGACCCAGACACTAGCTTCAGGAACAGGATTGCCGGAGCTATCGGTCTGCGTCAGCGTTATCTCAACCGAACCTGTACCCACGCCAGATGTCGTTTTCATCTTATAAATTGGGAAGTAGAATTCCTGAATTCCCTTTCTCGTGCTATCTCCGTCAGAATATTCGAAAGCCATGCGTGCTACGCGATTCTGGGTCTTACCGTCTGCGATCTCTCCCACGGCAGCCGTATCACTGCCGTCGAACTCAACCGTAAATGCACCAGCAGAGAACGTACCGCCGTTGACTCCGTTCACGTCTTGGTTATCCCGACTGTTAATGATTGCGCCGGTTGTTTCGTCTAGCAACGTGAGCTTCAGAGAAGTGATGGTGCTCACCGTGGTCCCACTAGTATCTTTAAGTGTGCCAGAAAAATTACAGCTTTCGCCGTCATTGATTGTGACGTATTGGCCGGATGAGTTTTTCAATTGAGTTTTCATTGCTACCTCAGTTTTTTAGACTTGTATCGGTGATCTTTGGTACGTCGAGAAGCCCGGTCGTCGTCGTCGCATCGAGAGTTGCGTTTATCACGTAGAGTATTTGATAAGGGTCCCCGTATTGACCACTCATCGTTCCAATTGAAATCATGGGGTCAGCGTTAATCACGACATCGCCCACGAACGTTCCGGTCATCGTAGAAACCGAAGTCATAGGGTCAGCGGAGATTACTGTTTCACTAACAAACGTCCCAGTCATTGTGGAAACAGATGTCATAGGGTCAGCAGAAACCAGAGCCCCTTGGACTAAGGTTCCAGTCATGGTCGAGACGCTTGTCATCGGATCAGCCGTTATGACCACGTCGCCTACGAACGTACCGTCCATTGTGGAGACAGAGGTCATGGGGTCCGCAGAAATCAAAGCTCCCTGAATGGCCGTGCCATCCATTGTTGAGACGCTAGTCATCGGGTCTGCGTTTATGACTACATCCCCGACAAATGCCCCGTCCATGGTAGAAACGCTGGTCATTGGGTCAGCGGTAATTAGAGCTCCCTGAATGGCTGTACCATCCATCGTAGAAACCGAGCTCATCGGGTCTGCCGAGATCAGTGCTCCCTGCACTGCGTTGCCATCCATCGTAGAAACCGAGCTCATCGGGTCTGCCGAGATCAGTGCTCCCTGCACTGCGTTGCCATCCATCGTGGAGACGGATGTCATCGGGTCTGCTGATATCAGAGCACCCTGAATCGCTGTGCCGTCCATGGTTGAGACGCTCGTCATCGGGTCAGCAGAAACCAGAGCCCCTTGAATCGCTGTACCTGTCATCGTCGAGACCGATGTCATTGGGTCAGCAGTGATAACTACATCGGAGCTCACATACTGAAACGCTCCCATCGACCAAGAGGAGTCACTGGAACGATCGCGCCCGGTTATATCTACATTCACACCTGCGGTCGTACCAAGATCGACACCGGCTCCAATAGGTGACGAATCATCCGCCAAAGAAAACTCTGGTGGCGAAGCATCGTAATCTTCAAACACGGCTGTTGTTAGGCTCGTTAGGTCATCCGCTCCTCCAGTCGCAGTCGAAAAATCGCTTCCATTGAAATTCGAGTCTGAATTGTAGTTTTGTGCGAATGCCTCAGCCCCAGTTGAGGTGGTCATAATGGCTAAACAGTTTTTAACTTCCATAGCCGTACTGGCGGTGTCACAAGCAAAACTATACGCATTTTTACTCCCAGACCCCGTTCGGATTAAATAGGTCGTGTTGTTCCACACTTTCAGAGGGTAACTACCCTGCACTAACACGGCTTTAACTCGGTCATCAGAATCATCGATATCATAAAATAAGTTGTTGTGACAATAACGTGTATCGCTGGAACTGTTACCAGTCGCAAATAAGACGGCGATTGGAAAAGAACCAGTGAGGTTGTGAATAATGTTTTGACTGAAAATGATTTCGGTATACGCCGAGCTATTAACTGTTAACGCGCGGTTGTTAACGGAGTTATTACCCATATGGTATTCGAGAAAGCTAATCGTCGTATTCTGCCGACTGATCACGGAAGTAGACTGCTGAGCCGAGTTGTATACGTTCACAACCCCTGTTCCTGCTGTGCCGTCATGCCGTTGCCCTGCGGGGGCGGTGAGCTTCACGGAGTCCAGCCCGACAGTACCACCGCCGTTGATCGTGAACGCTTCGTTGAAGTTTGAATCTTTGTAACACTCACCGATTGCATCGTCGCCGCTCGAATAGATCGCCGTGTTATCTAGATCAGATTCCCATGAAGTGATCGTAGAGTACGTTCGCTTAAATGTGCCGGTTGCCTGCCCGTACGAACTATCGTAAATATCACACGGAGAGGTGTCGCCGGAGTACCCCGAGCTCTCGGAAACGAACTTCAAGGTAAGTGACGATCCAGAGAGGTCCGTTACCAAATAAGTAAAGGTTGCGTAACTAGATGTTTCATCTTGAAAACTTACGCTGTCGCCAATGCTCACGTTGGACGGAGCAGATGGGAAAGCCACAGTATAAGGAGAGCTTGAGCCAGAGCAGGAACTAGGGGTTCCTGTGGTAATGCTACTGTTCGACCCGATACTGGTTATTACGTCAGCCATTATTCTTCCTTATCCTCGACGAGAGCATCTACGTGCGGGATGTCATCGGAGGTACGGACATCGGTCATCTGCGTTCGAGCAATGTTCGGCTGAATTCCCAGAGTTGCGGATAAATCCCAATACGGGACGTTGAATCTTCGCCGTGCTAACACGGTATGCGTTTCGTCGTCGCCCTCACCATCGATCTGAATTAACGAGGAGCGGAACTCATCGACCGTAGGATCGCTTAATAGAACGTCAACCGTGCCGGATTCAGTGACGGCTTTTCCAGTCATCGAAATCGGCAAGAACAGCCGCTTTTCTAAATCCGTTAAAGGCCATGTCGAGTAATCTTCTCGCAGATAATCAGTACACGACTCTAGTGTGTCCCACGCAGTGTCACCACTTACATCAGGCAGTCGTTCTCCGTACCAGTGCGTGATTTCTGACCCACCAAAGATCATGTGCTCCGGGTTCTCAAGCCGCCTTGAGAGAAACTCAGAAAAATCAGCATCGAGCTCGACGGTATCACCAGTAACCAAGTCGACTTTTAGCGCACCTGGCTGGTTTAGGACATACTTAAACTTGTGAGTCACTGCGAGTAGTTTATCGAGCGGAGTCTCCGGCACTCGCAGCCCGCTGACTGCATCCAGCGGATAATGCTGGACGCTTGTCAACGTTTGGGCATGCGTGAACCTAATTCGATTGAGACTAAACGCCTCGACGATATCGCCATCGACGTAACCGTTCGCATCTTTAGTTGCGAGGATCGCTTCCATCGTTAGCTTTCGTTGATTTGGAATTCGACATCGTTAACCTTGAATGTGCCCCCAGATGAGCCGGTCTTAGCTCCTCCGAGATCAACGAAGCCAAGGACGTTGTCACTGCCGGTTCCGTCTGTGATCACAAGGAATGTTGCGCCTGTTCCACTCGCCGGAAATGTACCGCTGAGACTCCAGCTAAAGTGATCATCAGCGATCTCGGCCTTCGCGCCGATGCTTGAATCGACCTCCGTAATAGTGACGTTGGAGGAAGAGAAGCTCACACCTCCGGTCGTATACCCGCTTCCAGCAGGGACCTCACTGAGCTCACTGAACGTGTTGATCGCTTTAGTAACACTTGCGTCAGTGACGAGTTTTCCGTTGTAAGTGGAAGGAACTGTTTCTCCATTGAAAGAATATTCCAGTAATAGTTTTCTTCCACGATCTGTCATGCCGGTTGCCATAAAGTGGCTCCTTTAAATTAGCTGTTTTGGTCAACTGACCAGAATTGAATTTTGTTTACAGAGAGTATTTCGTCTTCGTTCAAACTGTCGGGTCCATCGAGGTCTACATACGCAATGACGTTGTCGGCTGTGGAACCGTCCGTGATCACTGCATACGTATACCCCGTGCCGGAGGATGGGATAGGTCCCGTGGCCGTCCAGAGGATCGTGTCATCTGTCACCACTGCGTTCGCATGTATATCGCCCGTATACTGGGTAAACGTCATGTCGTCCTTATCGAACGTCATGCCTCCGGTCGAATAACCACCGCCAGCCGGAATCTCACTGAGCTCCGAGAAAGTATTGATGGTCGGAGCTATTGTTGAATCAGTAACGAGTTTGACTTTGTAGTTGGTAGGGACTGTCTCTTCGCCAAACGCAAATTTGAGGAGCATCAATTGACCTCTATCTGTCAGTCCACTCGGCATATTGTCAGTCCAAAAAAAAAGAACGGCTTGGGCAATTGGCGGGGCCCAAACCGTTCCACGGAATTGTTTTAGAGTCGTTCAACGACTGTTTGTTTCGTTAATCATTTTCTACCGTATTAGGCCTTGATTGTGAAGTCGTTTTTCTACGGATGAAAATCGCTACCTCTTCCGGGGCTTCAATCGAGACAGATACATTGGTTTGACCGACGCGTTCTACCTCGAGGTAAGCCGAGTTAATTACCAATCGGTCACCAGCCTTTAACCTCAGTTTTAACGGCATTGCTGAAACGTCCTTGCCATAATCGGCGTAATGGCCCTGTCGTGGTATCCGTAGATGAGATCGGGTACTAATTCCATGTACAGCGATACGAGCCGATCATAGTCGAGTGCTTTATACTCATCCTTCCATCGATTGCGAGGATGGAAGTCAATTGGGACTCGAGACATAATCTTCAAGTGTTTCCGCAAATCCTCTGGGATACTTTCGTGATGGATAAGCCCTTTAGGTTCTAAACCCTGTGCCCAATGGGATAACGTCCAGTTGTGTCGCCACGACAGTTCTGACCGACGATCAAGATACTCAGTTAGCGTCCAACGGTTTTTAGAACGGGAGACTAAGAAGCGATTATGCTCTTCAAACAATCCCAAGAGCCTGATCCACGGATTCCGAACAACTATGTATTGATCATAGGTTTTCCAGTCTAAGGGGATTTCCGTTGAGTGCCGGTTCTGGTGTCCGTGTGGGTCCTGTGAGCACACCCAATAGGCTTGCTTGCGATGACACAACAAACGATGCAGCATTTCCGACCCCGTCCTCGGAGGAGTCATGATGACGGCTTTTTTATCTTCCAACACGATCATTGTTTATCAATCCTTCGCGAACCTCTGGGGCGTGCTTCCCGTGATACACCTCATACCACGCATCACACTTTTGGCATTTGTAAAAAGACACCACTGCATAGTCAAAATCATCCGATGGTTCATACACCGCGTCATCGGAGTTCCATGTGAGCTCTCCGTCAGTACAAACGAGACATTTCATAATCCGCATCCCCCTTCACACTCTAAATCAAATAAATCCATTTGGTCTTCGTCCAAGTAAGCTTCTTCAATCGGCTTACAGGTACGATGTAAATACATTGGTGAATCGATACGGTCGTGCATAACGGTCCCGGGAGTGCGTAGAGCTCTGTCGATCTCAACCGCACGTTCCCAGTTAGGCCCCCCAGCGTTTTTTAATGCCAACCATTCTCGATTCGATTTATAAGGGCAGAAGACGCACGCACTACGTGGCACTTTGTGCGGTACGATTTGCTCGAGATACTCGATGCAGTGAGTACGGGTCATGCGGTCCTCGATCAGCGGGAACCTGACGTCCGTCCAGCCTCTTTGGTTGAACCGTCCACGAGCTCTGGCCGCTCGACCGGGCTCATCGAAACTAAACCCAACATATTGAATGACTTTGACATCTTTCGGGATATGCTTACGAGGTGGAAGCTGCAAGATATCGCGTCGGATCGTTCGTTCCACCACCTGAATCTTATAGTCATTGGTGCATTGCCGCCTGAGTGTACCAACAACGCCGTCCACCCCGAGTGTGAAAGCAGGAATCGACGCTATCCGTTTCTTCCTGTTCTCGGTGGCCGTGATGTCGTCACCTAGCCGACCGATGCTGCGGACAAGGATAGGAGGCCCACCAAGGGAATCCAACCAATCTAAGTGACGATAGACCTCCGCGCCCTCGTCGCCCGGGTCAGCAAAGATGCAGGCGTCGAACTCGATGCCGTCTGGGAGCTCTCCCCGCATTGATTGCAAATATAAAGTCGTCGACTGGACTCCACAGCCCAGAGAAAGTATGTGGTATTCACGCATTGGCTTTTACTCGTTCGTAAAAAACCAATCCCGTTACGATTAGTAGAAAGCTCGTAATTGCACACCCGCCCGGTAGCTGAATCACGAGAAACAGTGAGACGATTGCGCATTCAGGCTTTTTCATGTGGCTTCTTACGCCACCAGAAAAGTCTATGTGTCAAGAATTTAGCGATCCCCACAACGCTGAACCCATTTTCGATTAGTTCTTGATTCAATCTACAAGTTGCGTCAGGAGAGCTCGTTTTCACGAGAACCCATTCACGCGTGTAAGGTTTGATGTAACGTACGCGTATCATTATTTGTTTGTCCTTTTGCAATATTCAGCGATCAGTAACGCATCTGCGGTTTTGTGTGTTATTTTTTCTATGGTAGGAAACAACTCCTGTGCTCTCGCCTTATGTGTGTTCTTCTTTGCCGTCTTACCCAGCTTTCGATTGATGAGGCCGAATTCTTTTTGCCACGTTGTGGGTGTCACAGTCTCAAACGGTATGTAGTTCGCGATTAACATTGCTCGGAGCATTCCATAATTGCGCCCAAACGTGAACATGCTTCTAGGCGAATTACCCGGCATAGAATGAACGTCCTCGATCAGTGCGAACACGCCGTACCGATCACTTCCCAACTCCTCAAAAATTGCGAGGGTATCTCTTTCAGTTTCAGGCATTGCATAGGCATACGGACCACTGGGTGAAACTACCGCAATGCCACCTCGTAGCCCGGGATCGATTCCAACGTAAGTTTTCATTTGGAAACCTTATCTAAAGCGTGTAGCTCGTCTCGCAGCCGTTCGCACTCGGGAGAATTTCCTTCGCCCTTCCGGCGAAAGGCAGCAATTTGTTCAAACAACTTTTGTTTTCTGTTCTCCGCTGCGGTCTTTGGCTTTTTAGGAGGCGGGCCGGGTTTAATATGTTTGCCCCAGTCATAGTTCCCCTCCACGATCTTGATCGCGGTGTCTGGTTCGAGAAACCATTTGATGTGCGGCTTCCAGTCGATATCCTCAACGGACTTCAACGGAAAATGCTCGAGAGCCCGATTAGCTAAAGCAATCCATTCCGGGTCGTCTTCGATGCATTTCAAAAGCATCTTGTGCCGAGTGGGAGTTAGGCCACCGCCTTTGCGGAGGTTGATCCGTCTCACCTTCGGAATATGGGAATTCCACTTCTCAATGATTTCGTCTATCTCGTTTAAATATGTAATGGGTTGGGTTGGGTGTGGTATGGTAGGGTTAATCGCGACTTCTTGTGACAAGTTGTGACCAGTTGGGACATCTTGTGACTTTTCGCGACTTTTGCGTTTTCGCAGGCGGTCCTGAATATATTTAGGAGCGTGATCTGTCCAATCGTGAATTAGCAAACGGTCATCGTCGGTTTCCTCGACATAACCCACCTCGATCAAGGCATCAATCAAATCCTGGCTCCCAGCCTCCCCCTCTGGAAACCATTCAAACCAAAACGCAATTACATCGTTGTTGTATCGCCCGATTCGCCCGTCATCAGCCGAATTGCATGCGAACTGGAACAGCGACTCAACCACTCCGATGGCTTCCCATAGACGAAACGGTCTCCCAAGCCGTATGCTTAATTCGGCTTGCAGATGCTTCGTCTTCGCGTGATTCGGGCAGCAGACCTTCATGCTTCCACCTCTTCGGTTTCCGGCTGATACGATTCAACAAAATTGTTAATCAGCTTCTCTGTCGGTGGCAGAGTCACGGTGTCATCTTCGTTTAGTGAGTCTTTAACTTCGGCACTTAGCGGTATCATTCCACTGGAGAGCATCTTGCGGATCACTGTTTTCATCCACATTCTTTCAGGGGAGGTTACCCACGGACTACTGCTGCGATCAGAGCCCTTGCTAAACGACATGCGATGATTCTCAATCGCTGCTTTGTCCATCACGAGGGGAACTATCGTGCCGTTGGTTAAGGTGCAGATAGCGTATACATGGGTAAGTTCGCCGTTTGATCGCTCACTTGAATCATCGAGCTTATGCACGACCTCTTGCTGCATGCCATAGCTCACGCTAAAGCTATCGGTTTCGTACACACAGGCTGCAAATAGGGATTTGACTTCGCCCGAGCGTTGCGCCAGTTTAATTAAGCCCTTGTATCCGATCACCAGCTTGACCTCGACCCCGTACATCATGAGGTAAGCTTCACCCATGGCCCCATCGACGCTCAGGTCGAGCGTCATCAGTTGTGACAACGCCCGCCAAAAGGTCCCATGTTCACACGCCCGCATCAGATCAGGTTGGGATTTGAGCATTCGCATAATAAGAGCAACTACCTTATCCGGGTCGTCATTGTTGGGTAGGTAATGCTTCCAATTGTTCTGAGTTCGTCGAAGCTTGTTCTCGACCTCGGCCAAGCTTTCCTGTAATGTCTTTTCTCTTTTGTTCACGTTCATACGCTCCCTTAGCACATGCCTCCAACCAATCCATGTCATCCATGAACTTCTTAGCAGCATCCCCATGTCGATTAATAAATTTTGAATATGTGAGGAAGTCATTACCCTCGGTCATGGTTAAAAACCTTCCTTGTCTCCACATGCCCTCAAAAGTCGAGTCCTCGTAAATTGCCCTTCCCTTCATCAGGCTCTCTGCGCGATAGCCAGCGTTTAGGAGTACTTCCCCTGTGAGTTCGATCCCAACACTTCCGTACATCTCGCTCGGCTGTATGTACACGCTCTTTACTCCTTGCTTCTGATTTGATGAGGCACGATACGCACTCAACGGTTTTGACCATGCCACCGCAATTGGGGCATCTCCATTTCGGGGCAGACTTGAAGTCTCCCTTGTGTTGGTATCTAGGCATCGCTGTCGGCCTCCAGAAAGTCGAGGCAGAACGCGGTGATCTGCAAGCGTGCATCTAAATCTCTTGGTCCCGAAGCCGGTATACACTGGATAAGCGTCCGCATGCGTCCAAGAGGGTAGTTCTGGACGAAGAACAGCCTGAACTGTAAGTCGTCTGGAATCCATTCCGTTTCAAATTCTGATAATTCCGTCATCAGCAATTACCTCGTCAACTAGGCCAATCGTAATCATCCATTAATGGTTTGATCATTTCAGCAAACTGTTGGATTTTGCAAAGATCACTCAACGCCTGACCTTTAAGGTCAAAGCGGCTGTTATATTTGTGAATCGCAAACCGAGCCGCTATGATGCCTGCCTCGCGTCCGTACTGAGCAACAAAAGCATCAAAGCATTGCAGCAATCCCTCGCCACGGCTGTAATGATCAGGATTCCTGATCGGATCGTTCTTCTTCTTCTTCTTCTTCTTCGTCTTTTTGTTCTTCAACTGGGTCTGGCCCTTCCATGGCTACACGGTGAATGGCTGATAACTCACGGACAGTGATTTTGAACTTTCCGTCGACTCGCTCGAGAGTCTTATCGCCTTGGGTATTGTGAGCAAACTCTTTTGCTTCCTCGTACGTATCGAATTCATGAACTGACATCGGTTTGTTTCCTTAGGTGAAAAGCGGTTTTGGTGTATAGAGTCGCAGCGCGGCGGCCATTTTCTTGTTTCTTGAGCTCACCTCTGATGACTAATCCCTTTTTGACGAGGTTGTTAACCCGTCGAGTCACGGTGCAGCGTTCGAGGCCTCTGATTTCCTCGAGCTCCTTGGCCGTCTTACCCGGGTAGTTCGCTATTAGCTGGTAAGCGAGTTGTTCGGAGGCAGCAAGCCCGCCGGATGTTACGAAATCCCGAGCAGCTTCTTTTGAAGAGTCAGGATCACTGGTTCGTGCCAACGTGGTGGCAACATCGAATAGTGGGTAGCTCATGATCGGCCTCCCGTAACGATTTGTTCCATTTCGTCTTGTGCCGATAGGCGTGTGGCGGCCACTGGGGCCGCCTTGGGACTCGCTGCCTCGGAGGAGCAGTTACGACCCTCACGCCATATACGGTTTATTTCGCTGGATGGTATCCACCAGCATTTTCCGATCTTCGTTCCGTCGATCTTTGATTCGCGTAACCACCGGTAGACCGCCTGAATCGTCATTCTAAGAAGCGTTGCTGCTTCTTCTGCCGACACGAAATTCGCATCTTTAATCCAATCAAGTTCGTCTTTACACTGTTGCATCACTCGCCCTCCTTTACTGCTACGTAACACAGGCAATGTTATACAGCCCTTTATAGCCCTTTTCAAGCGCCTAATGACAGATAGTGGTCAATACCCATACGGGTTTGTGTAGCTGGGCGCAGTACAGGAAAGTACTGCGCAGTTGGGCCTAGTACGAAAAGGGGGTTGTGACCGTCAGAAAAAGTGTTAATATTTATTTCGATTGGAGTAATGTGTGGGAACTGTTTTGATGCTTCGCCGTATCAAGGATTACAAAAATGCCACAAAAAAATTTAAAAGACTTCCCCGCAGCGGCCTTTACCGAAACAGCCGAACGGCTGCGTCTTTGCGCTGCTGAACTTGAGAAACTCGCACAGGAGTTGCAAGAGTCCGAGATGGATTCTGTTGCGGTAGCGCACCATGCAAACTTCCAAGAGGCACTTCGCCGGATCATGGTTTTTGTTGGTACGGCCAACGAACAGTTGGCGATGGAAAAGTTGAACAAGCACTTTGAGTAGAGTGTGCGTAAATCTTTTCTTCAGAGGCCGTCTAAGGGCCAATTATTTTTTTGACAGGCTTGCTAAATCGTTACGCAATTTACGCAATTTTACGCACTGCTTTGTGAAAGCTCATATAGGTAGGGTTTACTGGTATCGGTATCTGTGTTATAATACAGTATTGATGAAACGAGGATTTTGCTTGCAAAGTACTTATTTCAAAGACTAATTGCTATGACGCGGGGTGGAGCAGCCCGGTAGCTCGCGAGGCTCATAACGTATCGCAGTTACATTACGCAACTCTTTGGTTTTGTCTTTGAAACCCTTCTTTTCAAGCCCCATTCTCGCTTGGGCACTTAAACCCTAATTCATCGATTGCGTAAATTACGCAAAATTACGCAAAGGTTCGTTGAACCTGCGTCGATATAGCCCTATACTGGCTGTTATAGTTCTTTAAGAAAGGTGCAAGCTATGACCAGAAAACGATTGCCATCGATTGAGTGGCAAAAGCGCACGAAGCGCATGGAGACATCCTACGCAAAATTTCGTCAGTGGACGAGCACTGACAAGCAGTTCATTATTTGTTTCACGGAGAGCACTCTCTCTCCCAGGCCTTGGAAGAAACTGCCCAAGGATCAACGGTCCAAATACATCAAGCCTTATTACAAGTGCTATGTGCAAGACGACCCGCAAGACCCATCTCTGGGTTATACGATTCTAGTTGATCCCAAGAAAAGGTTCGGCACATTCAATGCTGCCGAGAAAGTAATCAAGCAATACATAAGGAACGCATCATGAGTAAGATCACTCTCAATTTAACAACCAAACAAGCTGACGCAGTTCGGGTAGCTTTGATGATCGAAGATGATTTATTGCAGACGCGGTTAGACGAGTTCGAAGAGCAAGTAGAATCCGTAACACAAAAAATTAAAGACAACTCTCCGTACTACAACGGTGACGACCTAAAGAGATACCGAGAGGATATTACCAGAACCAAGAATAACATCCGAAGAATCAATGAAGTTCAGGCCAAGTTACAAAAAGCAGGAAAGGTGCAACGATGAATAAAACAGAAAAGATATATGTGGGACCAAAGCAACTCAAGGTCGGAGAACACAAAGCGTCAGGGCGACCTTTCGTCAGGCTGAAGATGAAGTGCGTCGAGACGGGCAAGATTACCAGACCCTATCGCTACTTGCGGGGGGTTAATGGTTCACCGGAGATGTACCGGTCACTTCAAGAGCTCCGCGATGAATTATTCGGAGGCCAAATCACACCGGAGCTTGAAGAGCAACAGCCGGGTCAGAAATATAATTACGATATCCGTGCGATATTCAAAGATTTCTACAATCATAAGTGCTTGCAGAAACAATATGATCCGGCAATCCACCTCACGTATGACCAGAAGCTGAGGAAGTATTTTAGCTTTCTTAATTGCGTTGGGAAGATTCTGAAACCGATTAGCCATAAGAGGGCCGCAGATTTCACCCTCGAAGACTTCCGTAAGCTACGTGATCTAGAAGTGGAGATGACCAACCACAACAGAGAATACATAAACGAGCAGATGAATAAGATCAAAGAGATATTCCGTGCCGCCGGTGAACGTGGATTCGTGCCGGACTCAACCGTGCTCGCTATTGGCTCTCTTAAGAACCTTACGAAACAGGACGGCCATGTAAAAGGGAAATCTAAAGTAGTGGTCCCGTTACAGGGAGAAGTTGAGGCTCTAATTGATGCAGCCGACCCGTTTATGCGAACCGTCATAATTGTAGCGAGCAACTCAGCGATGAGACCGCAAAATTTATGCAATATGCGTTGGGATGAATTAGATACGTCGGAAGAGGATGACTGTGGCTGCTGGATTTATCGACCATCAAGGCATAAAACAGAAGAGCATATGTGTCTCGAAATAATCTTAGGACCAAAATGCGTTACCGCGTTGAAGAACTTCCATGACATGGCTCCGTTGGCCGACAGTGGCTTCGTCTTTTCAACTCGAGTCCTTCGCTCGTGGAAGCAACTACAGTACGATGTTCCTGACAATCACACCGCCGGTTGCAAAGCGGTTGCTGCTGCTTTGGAGGCTGGGGTTACGAACAGCAGAGAGCTAACGGCTTTAATTCCCAAAGGCTGTCCGACATTAAATAATGTTTTTCGCCGGTTGAAAACGTACGGCTATAAAATTAGTACGAAAAAAACTCGTGCACGCATAACACACGTCTGCAATGAAGGTTTTACTTGGAATCGGGAAGAGCATACAACCTTATACACGTTAAATGCGGTTGGGGTAATCCCTGAGAAACGAGACGTTACTTGGTCGTCAGAATATGAGCACCAAACGAAGGTAGGCAAAGCCAGCGACCGTTTCTCGAACGAGCGATTCAACACAGAGTTGCATGCTTTGATCGAAAAGGTAAACCTTGCCGGTGGTTGGTGGGACACAGTTAGTGATCCTCTTGGCCGAAACAATGAGCCGGTTCAAAAAAGGGTGGTGCACTTTACGCCCCACAAGCTGCGTCATTACTATACCGCGTTGCTTGCTCGTAAACACGGGTTCGCGGCTACTGCTGCTGTTACGGGGCATATGACGAAAGAGATGCTTAAACTCTACTCCGGTCTCGTTCAAGACGTGAATCTTGCGAAGAAAATTCAGTCAGAACACTGACTTAGTGACCAGATGTGTCACTTCCTGTACATAAAACGCTACAGCGGGTGGCAACCCTCCTTAAAAATAACGACAATTTCGGAATGGAACCGCCCTTTAAGAGGTGGTAGAGTTATTACTCAAGGAGATTTCACCATAATACGGGTATGGGGGAAGAGAGATGATAGTTTTAGAAGTTAAAACATTCGGTAACGATAGTATCGAAGAGAGATTCGTTGACACGCTGGAAGATATGCTTTCGGAGATGCGATATCTACAGGAGGACGATAATATGGTTTTCGTCCGCGCCACGCTCCTTTCCAAGGACTATACCGCTACCGCAATTCTTAGCGAAGTAGGCAAACTCACCGAAAGCCTTTAATCGACTCTGCCTATTTCCAGTCTAACTGGAATTCTATAAACCGCTGCAAAATTGAGTAATGGCTACAAACATTACTCGCTCAGACGCGACAAGCAGCGTTCCGACCTTTGAAGAACAAATGGTCGCCAAGATTCAAGCAGAAATCATAGCTGGCTCCGGTGCAGTTGTCCAAACGACAATCGACGGCGTCACGCTTCAGGTTTCGCGCAAACAATTGCTTGAAGAGCTCACACGCTGGGAAAAGAAAGTCGCCCGAGCGAAAGGAACCAGACCCCTTTCACCCCAGATTCAATTAAACCATGCTTCAGATGATAGCTGATCGCTTTCGCCAATGGCGTGGAGCAACGAATTTCGATTACGATGGGGCGGCTACATCGGATCGCAGATTTACTCCGACCACTCGGCTGAAATCCACCGACCAAATCCTCACCCCCACAAAACGTAAACGTTTAACCAACGCTGCGCGAGACCTACAACGCAACTTCTCAGTTGCCGCTTGGGCAATACGAAGACATCTCGATTACGTGAGCCGGTTTAGCTTTGAACCGAAGACGGGCGACAAAGGCTTAGATGCTGAGTTGCGAGCCCTAATGGATTGGTTCAGTCGGCCCTATAACTGCGATGTGTCGGGCCGACATTCCCTGCCAAGCCTCATCCGCATGGCAGAAGAAAGAAGAACAGTTGATGGCGACTGCTTTTTAGTAAAGCTATCAAACGGTCAACTTCAGGCAATTGAGTCTGACCGAGTGCGTGATCCTGACAAAAATACCACCAACGACTGGGTACACGGCATTCAGGTTTCCCCCGGTGGTCGCTCTAAACGCGTCGCCATCTGGAGAAGAGACGATTCAGGCGGTTATGACTTCGAGCGTACTGTCGACGCGAGGAATATTTACCATCTGGCCTATTACCAAAGGTTTGACCAGATAAGGGGCGTTTCATTACTCGCCCCGGCAATCAACACCCTTAGAGATTGCTATGAGGCGTATGATTTTGCGCTGGGCAAACTCAAGATTTCGCAAATGTTCGGGCTCGTGCTGAGCCGCGAAAGCTCTGGTGGCTTCAGTGATGTCACCAAAAGTGATGACGTGACTGGCGGTTATAAAGTTGACTTCGGCAAGGGGCCCGTAATGCTGGACCTCGACCCGGGCGATGAGGCATCAATCATTGAGAGTAAGAACCCGTCTAACGAGTTTCAAAACTTTTCGCAGCAGATGATCAGTCTGAGTTTAAAAAGTCTCGATATCCCGATGTCATTTTTTGACGAGAGCTTTACAAACTTCTTCGGCAGCCGCGCAGCTTTTATTCACTATGAGAAGGCTTGCAGTGCTAAGAAGGCCGCTCTAAGTGATTTGCTCGATCATATTACCGGCTGGCGCATGAAGCTATTCATTGCAGACGGCACACTTAAACTGCCCGGTCGAATGACGCTGGGCGATCTGAACTGGGAATGGGTCTCTGACGGAACGCCGTGGTGGAACCCTCTTCAGGAAATCAATGCCGACATTGCGGCTATTAACTCAGGTCTCAAAACGCGCAGCATGGTTGTGCGTGAACGCCATGGGAAAGAATTCCGTGACGTTGTAGATGAACTGCAATCCGAACAGGAATACATGGCTGAGGCCGGAATCATCGTGGACATGGCGGGCGTGCCGCTGGAAGCCGACGAAGCCGGAAAAGAAATCCAAAAGCAAGCGATTGAAATCGTAGATGACGAGGATGAATTATGAAGAAACAAGTGGAGAGTAAAGCCCTGCGTTTTTCCGCAGGTGAAATAACGATCAACGAAGTTAAGACTGACGACAATGGAGCCACTGAGTACGAGGTCTCATTGCTCGCAAGGTCTTCCGGGGCGATAGAGCACTGGTACTGGGGGCAGCAGACAATTCATGACCTAGACGGCATGAACGTTGCCCCCAAGATACCAATTGATTTTAATCACGACCCTGGCGAGGTCATTGGTTACCTCGACCGCTTCAGCGCAGAGCCGGATGGACTCCGAGTCGAGGGAAAGCTCATTAGCTTTTCG